TAGAGAGCGCCGGCTTTGCGGGCGATGCGCTCGCCGAGGATTTCGCCGAGAAGCTGCGCGAGGTTGAAGTCGCTGTCTTGCAGGAGCTCGAACGGAATCTTGACCAGGTCAGACGATACTTTGTAGGCGTTCAGGTTTTTTACGCCGAAGGTAATGTCTGTCTCGGAGACTGCGCCGTTTTCGGCTGCGATGGAGCCGGGGTTGCCGGTGTCGTTGACGGTCGGAAGGTCGAGCTGGTTGCCGGACTCCGTGCGAATGACGCGGGCGACTTCGCGAACGCCACCAAATGCAAGGAGCGCGACTTCAATCTCGTTCAGGAGATCAGTAGGGACCAGGTAGCCGCCTTCGGAGTCGGTGGTGGTGGAGTGTGCGCGGGCTTCGGTCTCGCTGCGCGGTACTTGGCGGCTCAGTGGGAAGTGATATTCTTTCCCGCCTTCCATTGTGCGGAGGTCGAAGGCTTGGCGCTCTTGCTTTTCGGCGTGAGTGCTGGCAACGACTGCGACGGCTTCGGCGCGTTTGAATACGTCTAGGCGGCTTTTGCAGCTGTCATAGCTTGCGTTTGCTTCGTCCCAGGCGGTACGCTCTTCTGTGGTAAAGTCGCGGTTTTCGGCGCTGATGGTGTCGCGCAGTTGGACGATGGCGTTGCGGGCTTCGCTCTGCTCTTCTTGGATTGCTTTGATGCTCATTGTGGGGCTCCTGATTAAAACACAAAAAGCCGAGGACAACGCGTTGTGCGTCGTTCTCGGCTTAGGCTCGAAATTATGTAAAAGTGATCTGAATACGTAGGCTGTGGCAAAGGCCGGTGCCTAGATGTACTAGATAAGGTAGGTTTTTAGGCTGTCAAATGTTTTCGCGTTTGGCGTTCTGCTTTTTGGTGGTTAGCTGATGGCTGCGGTGCGGGCGGTGGCTTCGATGATGTCGCGGGCGATTGGCTGTTCTGCTGGTGCGACTGCTGGCGGTGCGGAGTTCGCACGGGCGGCATCGATGGAGCGGGTGTCTACGGTGGTGGCTTCGTACGCGGGATATGTGACGGGGCCGACGTCGTAGAGGGTGACGCTGGTTACTGTGCGGATGATCTTGCCGGCGGTTTCTTGGTGCTCTTGTTCGTCAACGGTGAAGGCGAAGCTGCTGCCGGTGAGGTCGCCGCGGGCGATGAGCTCGCGGACTTCGGCGGCGGTGCTGGTGTTTGGTAGGTCGATCTCGTAGCGGAGGCCGCGGGCGTCTTCGGATAGCCGAAGGGTGCCGGAGCCAGTGCGGCCTAGTAGGTGGTCTGACGAGTGATTGAATAGGGCGCGTACGTCGTCGGATTCGCGGATCGCGCGAGTAAATGCGCCGGGCGCGATGCGCTCGGTGTAGTCTGGCGCTAGGGCGAACTCGGTGCCGGGGTCGTCGGCGCGAAAGAACACGGCGGCGTAGCCTACTAGAGTGCGGGTGTCGGTCTCGTTATCGGTGCGCAGCTCGATAGTGGCTGCGGCGTGGCGGCGTTCGATGCTCATGCGGCTTGGCCTTGGTTTAGAATTTGATTTACGATTTGCTCTGGCGCGGGTACGGCGTGGCCTAGAGCGTGCAGCGCGGTGCTGAGGTCGCCGAGGATTTCGGCGGCTGCTGCACGCTCGGCGGTTTCATGCTTGGGCCACCAATCCGCGCCTCTGCGCTCAATGTTGGCGCGAATCCGACGGGTGATGCGGTCTACCTCGGCGGCGTGCTTGCGCTTTATGGCATCGAGCGCACTGGCGCGGTCTTGGTCTTCGGTCTGGTCTTGGTCTTCGGTCTGAGTTGCGGAGTCCGCAATGCCGGGCGGGTCTGCTGGCGGTGCGGGGTCGGCTGGGTTTTCAGGGTTGCCGAAGTTGTTGGTGGGAAGCAGGAGCGCATCGCCGCCGGCTATGGGGAGCATGTTCTCGCGGGCGCGGGTTTCGTTCACCGTCATCCAGGGAGCGCCGGATAGGGCGCGATTGTAATATTCGCCGCGTTTGGCGATGTCGGCCCGAAGCAAAGCGGCGCGGTTAAATTCTATTACTTTGGTGTCGCTGGTTTTTACGCGCTCGGATAGGATCTTGTCGTAGATTTCGGCTTCCATTAGGCAGAGCCAGGGGTCGAGCGCTTCGTCAAGATAGGATTGGTTTTCTTCGGCTAGGCTGGAGAAGCTGGTGCGCGAGTCGTGGCCGAGCTTGTGCGGAGGGACGCCGAAAAAGTTGGCGATGTCGATGAGGTTGAAGCGCTGCGCTTCTACAAGCTGGCTGTCTTTGGCGTTTACGGTGATCGCGGAGGCTTTCATGCCATCGTGCAGGACGGCGACTTTGTGGGCGTTTTCTACGCTGGCTTGGCTTTTTGTCCACTGGTCGCGTAGCGATGTAACCTGGTCGGCGGTCAGGCGCGCGGGATGTTCTAGGACCATGCCGGGCCGGGCGTTGTTCTTGAAAAATGTGCTGCCGAATTTCCTGGTCGCTAGTCCGTGGCCGATGGTCTCGCTTAGTACTTGCAGCGCGGGATAGCCGCGGGTTCCGTCCCAGCCATGGCCGGCAAAGTGTATGACTTGGGATGCTTCGTAGCCGATGGTTTCGCCAGTGGATGTATGGACTACGTAGAATAGTTGGTCTGCTCCGTCGTCGTCTTTGACGAGCGTGGGCGTTACGCGGTCGGGGTCGAGTATGTAGAGGGCGCGAGGTCTGGCGCTGGCGTCGCGCTGCACGTAGGTGTAAGCGTTGCCGGAGAGAATCATGTGCGCGGCGGTGGTTCGCTTCCATAGGAAGGCGGTCGTGCGCGGGTTGGCTTTTTGCCCGATGAGCCGCGCAAGTTCGGTGGCGCGGTCTTTCTGCTTTCCGCCGTCAACGCGGGTGTAGATGTCTAGCGGCAAACGGGCGATGTCGCCCGAGATGAGCGCGACGGCACGGTAGAGCGGCGAGAGCTTGAGCGCTTCAGTACGGTTTATGGCTAGGCCGGATGAGGTGACGGCTGATAGATCTTCCAGTGCGGCGGAGATTGGTACGCTCGGATTCTCGGCGCTGCGGAATAGATCGGCAAAGATCAACGTTTAATTCTCTCAAGTGTGAGGTCTAGCCATATGATGCCGCCGGCGGTGGCGACCGCGGCCGGGATGCCGTAAGTATAACCCACGGGTGCAGTTATTGCAACAAATGCAACTAGTACTGTCAATTTTTGATAGATTGTCATTTGCGGGCCTCACAGAATTATTATGGATTGTTCGATGGTTGGCAGGCCTGGAGCGGCCATTGCGACGGCTTTGGCGTTTATTAGTGCGGCGATGCCGTCAATCTTTCCGGTTGAGTGTTTTTTTGTGGGTAAAATGTTGTCGTTGTCGTCTAGCTTTACGACTACGTTTCCAGCCATCCAGGTTAGCACGGGGTTGTAGCCGTGCCGGATGGAGCGCGAGAGTACGGCTTTTTCTATGGCTTTCGCTGGCTCGGAGAGGGTGGCCATGTTCTGCGCTACCGCGGCGCAGTTTATGCCGTTCTCGTTGTACAGGCCGGTCACAAGTTCGTTGGCTTGGCGGGCGTCGTATCCGAGGCTTACGATATGGTGCTTTTCATGTGCGGCTACGATGTCGGCGTGTACTACCGCGTAATCTGTTACGTCGCCTTCTGTTACCGTGATGTACCCGGCTTCGATCCAGGCGTCGTAATCTGGGCGGATCTCTGCGGTTCGTGAGGGTACGTAGAATCTGGCTAAGAGTGAGTTTGTGTCTGGCCAGAAAAGTACTAGCGCGGTGAGGTCGTCTGTGCTGGCAAGGTCCAAGCCGGCGTAGCAGTGGCCGAGCTGCTGAATGGATTCGGGGCATTCGCGCCAACGTTCGAGGGCGAGCCAGTTACTGGCTGCTCCGAGTCGGAGGTTTAGATTCAGGCGCTTAATATTCGGCAGTAGGCTCGGATTGTCTCGGCACGCTTGGATGGTGTCCCGAATCCACGATTCACGGATTGAAACGCCATAGTTGGGATTCGCTTTTTTCCAGGTCGCCAGGTCGTCCCAGTCATCGGCAGGATCTGCAAAGTATAGAACGGGCAAGAATCGCGAATCTGGTAGAGTGCCATTGACCACGGCGAGCCCTTTGGCTAGGCGATCGTTGCAGATACTATCTCGCAGGGTGTCGGCGGTGGTCAGGCTTATGAAAAGCGGATTCTCGCGGGCGGCTTGGCCGGTCTTCAGGACGTCGTA